TGAAAGATATTTAAGGAGGTTTTAAAATGCCAAATACAGTAACAGTAATAAGTAAAAGTGAATTAATAAATCAGAGATTGCTTTAGAAATGTCTTTAGATGATTTTAAAGAAGCATTAAAAAAAGAAATAGGTTCTGTAGCTACAGTTTTTACGAAAGCTGGAATAGACCAGAAGATAAAGCATTTAAAACTATTGTTGAAGGCATTAAAGAAGAAAGTGCTAAAGTTATTAATTAGGAGGTAGGTGTGCCAGATTATCAAGGGGATGAACGCAGACAGCAAGACTATAACACATTTATATCAGACATTGCCACAATCAAAACGCAGGTAGGGCAGGTTTTAGATGATATTGTGGAATTGAAACAGAATTTTATAACAACCAAAGAATTTATGCCTGTAAAGATAATTGCATATGGTTTTGTTGGTATTGTAATGACTTCTGTAGTGGTCTCCCTTATAGCTTTGATTTTGAAAAAGGGGGTTTAACATGGAAGATAAAAGTACCATACACCAAAAATGCACTGACTTAGAAAAGAGACTTAATACAAGATTTAAAGCCTATAATTTACTGGCATATGTGTTTGTTTTTATTATGTTTGCTATTGTAGCTACTGGTTTTGGCTTGGCACTTTATCCTTTTAAAACATTAGATGTTAAACAACCTATACAAATACTTAATACTAACAAAGAAGTGTGTGCTGGACAGTATTTAGAATATAAATTTGAATATAAAAAATTTACAAATAAACCAGCATTAGTATCAAAGCAATTAGTGAATGACTACATCATTACATTTGATGACTACACTTCAAATGTGCCAATAGGTGAAGGCATTGTACTGAATCGTACTGGAGTAAAGATACCAGAAAATGCACCTACAGGTAGATATAAATTGAGGATAGCTTTTACTTATCATATCAACCCATTTTCAACACAAGTTGTTAGGGTAGAAAGTGAATACTTTACAGTTAAAAATATGATAGTAAATAAGGATAACAAAAATAATATAAAGCAGTTAATAAAAATTGTAGAAGAAAACAAACAAATGTTAAAAATAGTCAAAGAGAGGCAAGATGCGAGAATTGAACGAGAGAGGGGACAGGGACTTATCAAATGACATTTGTAAATTATGTAATAAATCATGTTATGGTACAGCAGTATATAAAATTGGGAATAGTATATACATACAATGTATAGTAACAGGTACTATGTGGCGTAAGGAGGATGCAAATGCTTACAATAATTAGTGCAATAATAGGTTTTGTAGGTGGTTTTATTCCAGAGCTATTGAAGTTGTGGAATAAGAAAGAAGATAACAAACACGAACTGGCTGTTTTAGATAAACAAATAGAAGCTAATAGGCTATTACATGAACAGAAACTAGAAGAAATAAATACACAAGCTGATATTAAAGAATCTATAGCTTTGTATGAAGCTAGTAAGATAGAACAGACAGGGGTTAAGTGGGCGGATGTTTTTCTAGCCGTATATAATGGTACTGTTAGACCTACTATTACATATGGATTTGTTGGGTTATATATGTGGGTTAAGTTTGCAATGATTTATACTTATATGTGGATACAGAAATTACCTGCTATACAAACAGCACAAGCTGTATGGACAGAATTTGATAATAGTGCTTTGATGCTAGTTCTTGGGTATTATTTTGGACAGCGTATGGCTCAGAAAGTTTTTAATGTAAAATAATGAATGTATCAGATAGGGGTATAAATCTTATACAACACTTTGAAGGGTTTTATTCTAAACCATACTATTGCCCTGCTGGTGTATTGACTATAGGATTTGGTACTGTTATTAAAGACCCTAAACCATATTTACAAGGTATTACAAAAGAACAAGCAACTAACATGATGATGAATGAGATAATTAAAAATGAGAGAAGTATTAATAGATTAGTCAAAGTTTTTATAAATCAGAATCAATTTGATGCACTTATATCCTTTGTGTATAATTTAGGTGCTGGTAACTTACAAGCTTCAACACTTTTAAGAAAGTTAAATAACTTGGATTTTTTAGGTGCTGCTGATGAATTTCCTAAATGGCGTAAAGCTGGTGGTAGAGTTTTACAAGGATTAGTTAGGCGTAGATTAGCAGAAAGAAGTTTATTTTTAGGTAGTATCACATCACAATAATAAAAGACTACATATATCTTTTATTAGTGAAGGAGAAGAAATGACAAAACAAAAAAGTTTTACAGAAAGAATTATGGAAAGGTTTGGATACCATAAAAAAGGTATTGGTCCTATGGCTGATGATAGTAGAATTTATCGTAGCCTTAGAAGCTATCTAGAATCTGTTGATACTATGGAAGTTACAAACCCATATGAAAAATCAGTATGGGTATTTGCATCTATTAATGCAATAGCCCAGAACATATCTAGAGTGCCTTTTTATCTATATACTGAAAAAAGTAAAGATTTAAAAACAATTATAAATACTGGGCCACTTTATGAATTATTTATGAATCCCAACCCTTATATGATTTCTAGCACTTTGATGTTTGCTACTATTCTATTTCTTGAATTATATGGTGAAGCATTTTGGGTATTTGAAGGAAGAAAGAATATAACTGAAGTACCAAAAGAAATTTGGGTTGTAGACCCAACTAGATTTGCACCAATAATTGAAGATAATAAATTTAATGGGTATTGGAAATACACTAATGGGAGTCTTGAGTTAGAATTTGCCCCACATCAAATTTTGCAATTTAAATACTTTAATCCTTATAATGATATTAGAGGACTTTCACCTATAGAAGCTTCTATGGTAGGTGTTGAACAGGATTATTTTGCTAGTAAATATAATAAACAGTTTTTTAAAGATGGTATTTCATTATCTGGAATAATCAAAGCTCCAGATTTTCTTACTGATGAGCAATATAATAGAATGAAGAATCAGTTTGAACAACGACATGCAGGGTATGGGAATTCCCATAAAGTTGGTGTTATTGAAGGCGGTGCTGATTTTATAGAAACTAAATCTATGTCCCAAAGAGACATGGAATTTAATATTTTAAAAAACACTATACGTGGTGAAATACTTGCTGCATTTAAAACCAATGAAGTTGTATTAGGTAATTATACAAATATCCAGTCTTATGAGGGTATTAAGAATGCACATGAAGCTTTTTGGAAGGAAACACTTTTACCTAAAATAATCTATATAGAAGATTTCCTATGGGCTAAATTCTTTTCTAAGATAAATGGTGGTAAGATTTGGGGTGGATTTGATATATCAGTCATTGAAGCTTTAAGAGAAGATTTTGGTAAAAAAGTAGAATTAGCTAAGATATTAAATGAGATGGGATACCCCATAAACATGATAAATAAAAGGTTAGATTTAGGGTTTGAAGATGTTGAATGGGGTAATACTTGGTGGGTTAAAGTTGGAATAGTACCAGTGGAAGAAGCTTCAGAAGCTAATAAACCTGAAGATGAACCTAATTTAGACCCAGAAGATGAACCTATAGTAGAACCTGAAGATGAACCAGAAGGTAATCCTAATGAACCAGAAGGAGAAAAACCAGATGATGACCCCAATGAAGGAAAAGATATAAGTCTATCTAATAGGGATGATGCAGCTTGGGCTAGGTTTATAGCTAGACATATACCACTAGAAAAAATGTTTAAAAGTAAATTAAAAAGATATTTGTATGAACAAAGAAAGCAAGTAATAACCAACTTATATTCTGGTAAAGATATTTTCAATGTAGAGGAAGAAATTGAATCTTTAAAGAATTTATTTCTCCCTTTGTATAATATTGCAAAAGAAGAAAATGTATCTTTGTTAGAAGAAGAAACTTCATTATCTTTAGTAGATAGTGGAAACTTAGGAGATTCTGTAATCAAAGATAGGCTTAGATTTAGTTCTTCTACTATTGTGTCCACAATAGATAAGGGATTACGTAATTTATTATTAGAAGATGTTTCTATAGATTTTAAAGTAGATTTGGTAAGAAAGTTTTATAATAAAACAGATAATAGGATTCCTACTATTGCTAGAACAGAAGCATCAGCTATTATGAACAGTTTAAGGTATAACTTGATGAAAAGTAATGGTATTACACACCATAAGTGGGTATCTAAAGGGGAGAAAGGTAGACATAAACTATTTAATGGAAAGATTATTAGACTAGGTGATTCTTTTAGTAATTCCTTTATGTTACGTTATCCACTAGACCATAAAGCACCAATTAACGAAGTAATTAATTGCTTATGTATGACAGTTCCTGTAATTATTAAGAAAAGTTGTTAAAGATTTTTATAGTTTTATTCGATAATTAAATAAGACTTAGGAGGCTGATATGGATAAAGTAGTAAAAACTTTTGTCAGTGAAATTAGAAGTGTTAATGAAAAAGATTTTACACTTGAAGCTGTAATTTCTGATGAAACAGTTGATAGGTATGGGGAAGTTATAAAAGTAGATGCATGGAAAAAAAGGTTGAATAGATATAAAAGCAATCCTGTATTACTTACTTCACATAAGTATGATAAACTCACTAATCAAATAGGTGAAGCCCATAAAGTCGGGATACAGGATGGTAAACTTATTGCTAAATTTAAATACTATGCTAATGAAGGAAATCCAGAAGCAGATTGGGGTTGGAAGTTGGCATCTAAATTTGGTAGGGCTGCATATTCAGTTGGCTTTTTACCATACACTTATGAAGATAAAGAATATAATGAAGATGTGAAGATGGGTAAAAAACCTTCAAGAGAGTATACAGATGTAGAACTTTTAGAAGTTTCCCAAGTCTTGATTCCTGCTAATCCATCAGCTATGATGAAAAGTTTTGAAGAAGAAGATGATGTAGAGTTGAAAGGTTATCTTGATTTTGTTAGAAAAGGTTTTGAAGAAGATGCTAGAACAAATTATGAGGAAATAGTAAAAGAAGATTTGAATGCTAAGGATGCCGAAGATATTATAGAAACTAAACCTGATACTGAAAATTATGTACATATAGGTGTATCTGGTGAAGAAGGTAAGCATTCTGGTCACGCAATAAAAACTATTACAATTTCTTCATCTGAAGGTATAAAAGCACATTATTGTACTGAAACAGATTGTAAGAAAATAACTGGGTACATGTTTAATAAAGAAAAAGGCTGGACACATGAGAAAGCTCAGGAATGGGTAGATGAGCATAGTAAAGCATATGAATGGTTTAATCAATGTCAGTATTTAGATATAGGTGATAAAACTGTTAATGATGAAGTTACTACTGATTGTGTTTTGGGTATTTATTTATGGGGTTTTGATACGCCTGAGAGTATAAAAACTTTATACGATTTTAAAGATGATATAAATGATGTTATTTTAAATAAGAAAAAGAAACCTTGTGGCCCTAAAGGTAAAGATATAACAGAGGAGGATATGGGAGAAGTATTAAATGCTATTAATGAATTAAAAGAAACTGTGGAAAAGAAATTTGAAGTTTTGGACTCTTTTATAAAAGATTATAATGATTTTTTTGTAAAAGAAGAACCATTTGATGAAGATATTATAGAATCAGTAGAAAAAGAAATTGAAGATGAAAATTATATTAAACAGCTATTGGAAGAAACGAATGATATTTTAACTAAGACTATTTCAGTTCAGTCTGTATAGACAATGAACAAGGAATATAAAAGCAACCACAAAATTTAAATTAGGAGGAAATTTATATGGAAGAGATTAAAAAATTGTTAGAGACACAGAAGGATATGTTGGGAACTATATCTGGTTCTGTAATGTCTTTAAGTGATGCACAGAAAAATTTGGATACTAGGCTTAGAGACCTTGAAGAAAGAACAGCACCACGTAGGGTAATCCCCAGAATGCCTGGTCTAGAAGATGAAGCAAAATCCTTTTCACTTACTAGAGCTATAAATGCTATAGTAACTGGTGATTGGTCTAGTGCTGGGTTTGAAAGAGAAGTTTTTGACCAGACTAAAAAAAGAACAGCATCAACAAATGATGACTCAAATCTTGGGTATTTTGTTCCCAATGAAGTATTGCCTGGTTTTATAGAACTGCTTACAGCAGAATCTGTTGTAAACCAGATGGGGGCAACAGTACTGAGTAATCTTTCTGGTGTTCCTGTTGAAATCCCGAAACAGACTGGTGGAGCAACTGCTTACTGGGTAGAAGAAAATGCTTCTATTACAGATTCAGATTTGTCTGCTGGTCAGCTTGCATTAACCCCTAAAGCAGTAGCAGCTATGGTAAAAATGTCCAATAGACTGCTTAGACTTTCTAACCCCTCAGTAGAAGCTATGGTTAGAAGTGATATTGCTAGAGTTATTGCTTTGGCAATTGATTTAGCTGCTTTAAGAGGCACTGGTGTTGCAGGACAGCCTATAGGTATTGCAAATACAGCTAGCATTAATACTGTTGCTATAGGTACAGATGGTGGAGCCCCTACATTTGACCACCTCTATGATATGCAGTATGAACTTCAGTATGATAATGCATATAGAGGAAATCTTGGTTATATTTTCCACCCTGCAACTAGAAGGAGATTGGTAAAAACTAAAGTAGCTCAGTATTCTACGGATACTGGTGGTGATTATATAATCCAGCCTATGACATCTGAATCTGCACTGGTTGGCTGGATGGGTCATCCCTATAAAATGACTACACAGATTCCTATAAACCTGACAAAAGGTTCTTCAACAAACTGTACTGAAATTTATTTTGCTAACTGGTCAGAGTTGATTATAGGTCAGTGGGGTGGTTTGGAAATTATGGCATCCAGAGAAACATCTGATGCATTTGCAAAGAACCAGACCTGGGTTAGAATCATACAGGATGTGGATGTAGCAGTTAGACACCCTGAATCATTCTGTTTGATTAATGATGCAACAATTGCTTAAAAATTATATTAGGGGGGATTTCCCCCCTATTACAAAATTAATAGGAGGAAATGTATGAAAAGAGATTTAGGAGATACAATAAATAGCTTCCTTTCTATTGCACCCCAGACTGTAGGTGCTGGTTCTACCGAATCTACGGTGAATGGTACAGGTGCAGATAGATTAGGATATGAATCAGCAGTTTTTGTGTTTGGAAACTGCCAGCCTCTGGGTACACCGCTCGGTGTTACTGTTACATGTAAAGTTCAGGATTCTAGTGATAATATTACATATACAGATGTAACTGGAGCATCCAGCACACACAATGTAACTAATACCTATACTGAAACTGAAATTGCTGTTGACCTTAAACCACAGGCTAGATATGTTAGGGGTGTTGTAACAGTACAGTTTAATGGTGGAACTGGGCCTTATGTTATAGTTGACGCTCATGGTATTCTGGGTTCAGCAAAAACATATCCAGTGTAATAGAAGTATTTAAAACAGTATAAGGGGGAGATGTATGGCTACTGTTAGAAATGGATATGTAGTGTTTTGTGGAATTAACAAATATGAGGCGGGGGAAGAAATCCCCGCCCCCTTCTTAAAGAAGGTTTTAGAAACTCAATCTTGGAAGGTGGAAAATGGGAAACAAAAAGAAAGCAAAGAAACCAAAGAAACAGCAGCAAGTACCAGTAACGGGGAAAAAGAAGAAATAGTGGATATTACTGTTAATAGGATGATTAAATCTACTGAAGTTAAAAAGAAAGGTAAATAATGTCCTCATTAATGTTGGTATCATTAAGTGAAGTTAAAGCTTTTCTTGATATTACTGTTACAGACTATGATTCTTTGATAAATACACTTATTCAAAATGTGTCTGATAGGATACAGACATTTTTAAATAGGCAGTTATTAAAAGAACAGAGAACACAGTATTTTACTACAGGAAGAAGAAAGTACTATGTCAGTGGTTATCCTGTGGATAATACTGCTACTATAACAGTTGTTGTTGATACTAGTGCTCAAACTGTTAATGATGATTATTATTTGTGGGCTGATGAAGGTTTATTTGAATTTGATTATACTACAACCTTTACACAGCCTAAAGAAATGTATATTACATATACAGGTGGGTATACAGGTTCTTTGACAATGGTTGGTGGTAAGACAACTTATGTATTATCTGTACCAGATGCTATAGGTTATGCCTGTTTATTGCAGGTGGCTTTTGTATTTAGGCGTAGAAAAGATATAGGATTGACATCTATATCTCTGCCTGATGGTTCAGTTAGTACACTATATGCTGGAGATTTACTTCCAGAAGTTAAGAATATTTTACGGATGTATAGAAAATCACCAATGGACTATTAATATGGCTATAGCACCTAATGTAAGACTAGAATTTAAACTTGGTGAAAGACCAAAATTTGACTTACCTAAGAAGGTATCTGGTCTTACTAGGCATGTCAATGATTATGTATATAATCACATTGATAGTGATTTACGAAGGATTAGAAAAAAGGTTGTAAATCATATTTATTCTTATATAAAGAATCCTGGAAGACCAAGAAGATTAGATAGAGCCACATTTGATTTTAAAGAAAGGGTTAATCAGTATAGTTCTAACTATGGCATTTATTTTAATTATATTTATGCTCCACATTTAGCTACTATAATTGGTGATAGAGATGTATTAGTAAAACCAAAGGGTCATAAGGGTCTTAAATACTTGACAATACCTAATACAGCTGGAGGTATTAAGCCAAATGCTAGAATTAGAGACTTTGGTATTACAACTGTAAAATTTAACCCAGCTAAATATGGAGGAGCACCGTATTGGTACAAAGGAGATTATCCAAAATCTGGTACACGTTCACCTAAAGGTACTAGAAGAAATGTTAAACCTAGGGATTGGAGACAAATTCTATTTTGGGCTAAAGAAGAAGTTGTAAGAAAACCTTTTATTAGCACTGAAGAAATTAGAAATGTTATGACTGAAGATTTATCTAGGGTTTATCATAAATTAGCTGTAAGAGGAATAACAGATTTCTTTAATAGAAATAAGGTATATGGGATTTATCCATGACTAAAAGACAGTATATATTAAATAAAATTAAAACAGTGATACAAGGTATTTCTAACTTTAAGACTGTAGAAGTTGGAAGTGCTAAGATACCTACTACTGATATTGAGACATCACCACTACCAGCATGTTTTATATATTCAGATAAGGAAACAAAATATCTAGAAGGTGAAAATGCTGTAATTGGTAAAGAAACATGGGAATGGTATGTGGTATTACTAGTTAGGGCTATAGATGCTGATTTAGAAGATTTATTGGATTTAATTCATACAGAAATGTATGCTAACTATAAATTAGGTAATTATGCTGAATGGTCAGAAAGAATGGGTGTAGATTTTTTAACTATTGACCCAACAAAACAAATAGAAGATATGATTATTCCTTATAGGATAATTTATAGACATACCCTTGGGGATATGGAGGTATAATGAGAAAAATATATTATGACACAGGTTCACCAACATTAAGTATTATGGAATTAGGTAAGTTTACTAAAGGTATTCCTAAAGAAGTTGGTGATGATGTTATTGCTGATTTGCTAGTTAAACGTGGACAGTTTAAGTATTGGGTAGAACCTGAACCTGAATTAATTATAGAGAAACCAAAGAAGAAACTTATAAAGGAGGTATAGCAGATGGCTCAAGCAAGAGGTATTAATTCAAAATTATTGGTAGGTACAGAAGCAACATTTAAGACAATAGCAAATAGTAATCCGCATGTCCTGCCATTTGTTTCTGAATCATTGAGGTTGTCAAGAAATCTCATAGATTCCCAGACAATCAGGGCAAATAGAAACCCACTAAATCCAGCAAGGGGTAACAAAGATGTAACAGGTGATATAACTGTAGAATTAACCCCGTATATGACTAAGATGTTTTATCACGCACTAGGTACATTTACTACGTCTGGTGCTAGCCCTTATTCACATACATTTGTAATAAGTAATTTACCTCCTGGATTGACTATAGAAAAACAATTTACAGATTTGGCAACACCTGAATATTTTACATATGCTGGCTGCAAAGTAAACAGTATGAGGATGACATTTGCACCTGAAGGCTTTATTGAAACTGTGTTTTCAATAATAGGTTCAGCACAGACTGTAACAACTTCTGCAAAATTAACTGGTGCATTAGATTATTCTGATGATGCAGTGGGTCAGCAATTTGATGGATTTCAGGCTGCTATTACAGAAGGTGGGTCTACTTTAGGCATAGTTACAAGACTTGAACTGACACTTGAGAACAACCTTGATAACTCAGTTTATGTAGTTGACGGTACTGGTGAAAGATACTCACTGCCTGAAGGTTTGGTAAAAGTTTCTGGTACATTGACTGCTTTGTTTGAAAATATGACACTCTACAACAAAGCTATTAACAATCAGGAATCAAGTTTACAGATTACATTAACGCAAGGTAATGGCACAGGTGCAGCATACAATGAAAAAATTGATATATTCATTGATGAACTGTTGTATCAGCCACAAGACCCTGTAGTTAATGGCCCTGCTGGTGTACTTGTAGAACTTCCTTTTATTGGGTATTATAATAATGATACAGAAGCTTCTACACTTAGAATGATTGTATGGAATACACAGACACAAGGTAATATAATGTAACAAGCTCCAAAGGGGGTTGGTGAAAAACCAACTCCCTATTTTTAAAATTAAAAGTCTAAGGGGGACTCAATGAAGTTATCAGAAACAGAATACCTTTATAAAATTGGTGAAGTAGAATATAGGATGAAGCCTTTAGTTCTTGGCCAGATTTCTAGACTTATGAAATTACTTGAAGGTGTGGTATTACCTGAAGATTCTAATGTCTTGAATATGGTTAGTGCTTTTGGTGATAGACTTCCTATGGCATTTGCTATAATTTTTCATATACCAAATATGTCATTGAAGGATAAAGATTTGGAAAAAATAGCAAATGATTTAGAATTTGAACTATCCCCAGAAATGACTATGGAGATAGTGGAAGATTTTTTCGACTGCACCCCAATCTCTTTGTTGGCAGAAAAGATGGGAAAAACAATAGAGAAGATAGGGGAAAAAATGACAATTGGCTCGAAGAAGTCTGTGTCCTCCTCTCCAGTGGAGACATCACAAAACGAGATATAATTATATGGGGATATACACCAGAAGATATTAAACCATATATAGAATATAAACAACGTGATTTGCTTTTTAGGGAAGCTGTTCTAGGATTTTTAGGAGTTGGAGAAAAGGATAATAAACTTGAAGATTACTGTAGGGCTTGTAAAATTAGTAGGGGTATAAAAGTTGGTATGCCTGATGAAAAGTGTGAAACCTGTTCGAAGGATTTTAAAGTAACAGAGGAAAAGAAGAAGGAGAAAACAATTGGCAAATAGTTCTTTATTTGAACTAAAACTAAAGGTTGTTACAGAAGATTTAAAGAAAGTTGAACGTGAAATCTCTGACTTTTCTAGGAATATAAAAAATTCATTAGCTAGACCAATTGAAGAAATAACTACTGGTGGGTCTAAAGCTGATATTATGCAAAGTCTTTGGAAAGGTCTTGGAAATCTTGAAGCTGGTCTAAAGAGGTTACAAAGTATTATACCTACATCTGGGGTTACACCATTAAAAAGTTTAGAAAAAGCAATTATATCTTGTCGTAAAGCAATTGATGAAGGTTTGGGAGATAAAGACCCTTTTTCAGATATTAGAAAAAGTGCTGGTAGTGCTTTAAGTGCTGTACAACGTCTAGATATGCAATTAGACAAATCTTTTGTAACTAAAGTCAAAAAATTTGGGACTGCCTTATTTGCACAACAAATGTCTGAAGATGTGTTTACCTCTGGAAGATTTAAAGAAATGGGGCAAACTATGTTTAGCCCAATGAAACCTCCAAAGGGTGGTAGAGAGGCTTCAATTGTTGGTGGATTAATTGGGATGAAGCAGTTCTATGGAATTGCAGAACCAAGTTCTACTGAAATATACCAAAAGTTACTTGCCAATGAAGATAGTTTAGTTTTAAGTTATAAAACTGCTGGAGCGACTCTCACAGCTTTACATAAAAGAATTAAAGAACTTTCACTAAAACCTAGAGATTTCTTTGGAGACCCTCGTGAGTTAGATGCTTTAATTGCAAAATATAAACAAACTGCTAGAGAATTAGAATCTGTATTAAATGTAGCAAAATCACAAACAATGCTTAATAATCAATGGCTTCCTGGTGTAAGAATTGGTGGAGAATTAGTTTCTAGCAGGATGGCTAAAACTAAAGCTAAAGAATTATCACAGTATTATAAAGAAATGGGAGCAGAAGAAATAAAGCAACAAAAAAATAGAGAAGCGGAATCAGAAAAAGCTTCTAAATTATTTGGAGCACAGGGATATATACAAGAACGTGGAACTTTTATAGCTGATTTAACAAGAAGAGTAGATGTTTTAAGAAATTTACAAAATACATTAAAAGGTATGAGAGCTGGAACATTTTTAAAACAATTTCCAGAAGATATACAAAAATCAGTAAAAGACCCACAAAAATTTATGCAAGATTTTATAAGTAATATAGGTAGAGATTTAAAAACAGCAGAAAAACAACTACATGGGTTTAGGAAAGGTTTCTCTGCTATGACTGGAGGTATAATTTATGATTTAAAAGAAGTTATGAAATACCAAACAAGGTGGTATTTAGCTAGAGCTTTATTGTTTACTCCACTACAAATAGGGGCCCAAGCTTTAAAAGATGTAGCTGCATGGCAACAAGCTATGAAAAATGTTGCTGCTGTATCTGATTATACTAATACTGAATTAGAAAAATTAAAGAAAACTACTATAGAAATTGGATTACAAACACCAACATCATCGAAAGAAGCCGCTACCGCATTATTAGAATTTGCTCAAGCTGGTGTTTCTGCAAGTAAAGCAGAAATGATGTTACCACTAGCTTCTAAAATGGTTATTGCTACGCAAGAAGATATGCAAACTGCTGTATCTGCATTAACAACTGCTATGTATGCTTGGAAATTAGAAGCTAGAGATATTCCAAGAGTTGCTGATGAAATAGCGGCAGCTATGGCAGCATCTAAATTAAAAGTTGCTGATTTATCAACTATTTTTAATTATTTAGGTACTACAGCAAAACAAGCTGGAATGTCTACTAGAGACACATTAACATTAATTACAGTTTTATCTAAAGCTGGAGTACAACCATCTACTATAGGTACTGGACTTACACAAGCCATAGTAGCATTAACAAAAATGGCTCCTAGATTAAGACAATCTTTAAAAGATTCTGGATTAGATTGGAAAGAATTTGTTATTCCACAAAATAATCCATTAGAAGTTTTTAAAAAATTAGCAACATCTGGAATATCATTAGAAAAAATATTTAAAGGTTTTGAGGTTAGAGCTGGTAGGTCGGTTGCTG